GCAGAAGACCACTTGTACGATGCGTTAAGATATGGTATAATGTCACGTCCAAGATTTAGTATATTTGATTATGACCCTATGGGTAGACCCGGTGGCGGTATGCAAGTTGCAGATGCTACTTTTGGATATTAAGGAATAAAATATGGCTGAAGATGACATCATGATTGAAGACGATGCTATTGCGTTAGAAGATACAGATGATTCTGTAGAATTTGATGCTGATGTATCCACTATTATTCCTTTTATAATGGAACGGTATAGCAGGGCTGAAGACTATCGTTATCAAGATGAAGAACGATGGTTACGTGCCTACAGAAATTATAGAGGATTATATGGGCCAGATGTTCAGTTTACTGAGTCAGAAAAGTCTCGCATATTTATTAAGGTTACTAAAACTAAAACACTTGCTGCGTATGGTCAAATCGTTGATGTTTTATTTGCTAATAATAAGTTTCCTCTTTCTATTGAGCCTACAGAACTTCCTGAGGGGGTAGTTGCCGATGTACACTTCGACCCAAAAGAACCTGAACAAATGCAAGCGTCTACTGCGCTTACGAGTCCGTATGGCTTTCCGGGCGATGGAATGCAATTACCTGCTGGCGCAACAGCTAAAAGTCTCACTGAGAAACTTGGTGTGTTCCAAAATAAACTTGAACCCGTTCAAGAAAAATTAAAAGAAGGTCCGGGTAAAACACCTACTGCTATTGAATTTAGCCCCGCTATGATTGCAGCTAAAAAGATGCAGAAGAAAATACATGACCAACTTGAGGAGTCTGGCGCAAACAAAAACTTACGAAGCAGTTCTTTTGAAATGGCTTTGTTTGGCACAGGCATTATGAAAGGTCCGTTTGCTAAAGATAAAGAATATCCAAACTGGGGTGATGATGGTGAGTATGACCCACTGTTTAAAACAGTTCCTCAAGTAGACCATGTATCTGTCTGGAACTTCTATCCAGACCCAGATGCAAACAATATGGATGAAGCGCAGTTTGTTATTGAGCGTCACAAAATGTCTCGCTCACAAATGCGTATGCTTAAAAAGCGTCCATACTTTAGAGAACAGGTAATTGATGAAGTAATATCCTTTGGAGAAAACTACAACAAAAAATATTGGGAAGATGATTTATCTGACTATGCACCAGAACACGGCATTGACCGTTTTGAAGTTCTTGAGTATTGGGGCATGGTTGATACAGAAATGCTTGAAGAGCAAAATGTTAATATACCAGATGAACTAAAAGAGTTTGATGAGTTACAAGCTAACGTCTGGATATGTAATGGCAAACTTCTTCGCATGGTTCTTAATCCATTTAAACCTGCTAAAATTCCATACGCTGCAGCACCGTTTGAATTAAATCCATATTCATTCTTTGGTGTGGGTATAGCGGAAAACATGGATGATACCCAAACACTAATGAATGGTTTTATGAGAATGGCAGTTGATAACGCTGTTCTATCGGGTAACATGTTAGTAGAGGTTGACGAAACTAACTTAGTACCGGGTCAAGACTTGACACTGTATCCGGGTAAAGTATTTCGTAGACAAGGTGGCGCACCGGGTCAGGCAATATTTGGAACTAAGTTTCCCAATGTGTCACAAGAAAATATGATGCTGTTTGACAAAGCCCGTCAGCTTGCTGATGAGTCAACGGGATTGCCATCATTTGCACATGGACAAACAGGTATATCAGGTGTAGGTAGAACTGCCTCTGGTATATCAATGTTAATGAACGCTGCAAGCGGTAGTATTAAAACTGTTATTAAAAATGTAGATGATTATCTATTGCGTCCTTTAGGAGAAGGGTTCTTTAGATTTAATATGCAGTTTGATTTTGACCCAGAGATTAAGGGTGACTTAGAAGTAAAAGCACGTGGCACAGAAAGTTTGATGGCTAATGAGGTTCGTAGCCAAAGGCTTATGCAGTTCCTTCAAATTGCAAGTAGTCCTTCACTTGCACCTTTTGCAAAGTTTCAATATATTATTAGTGAGATTGCAAAATCTATGGACCTTGACCCTGATAAAGTAACCAACAACATGAGTGAAGCAGCACTTCAAGCAGAACTTATGAAAGAGTTTCAAGCACCAGCACAGCAAGAACAGGCGGGAATGACACCGCCACCTGCAGGTGCAGATGCTATGGATACTAGTGGTGCTGGTGGTGGAACAATAGGTACTGGTCAAGCACCAGTTCCGGGTGAACAAGGATTTAGTAGTAATGGTAGACAAGCAGCAGGTACTCAGCCGCCTGAAGCCGCTGGTGGGCAACAACCGCCAATGGGAAGCATTCAGTAGTTACATAGACCTAGCTATTGAACAACACCAAAAGGTGTTAGAACAATCAGATGATACAATAATGATGCATCGTCAGCAGGGTGCTATCATAGCTTTACGTAAACTTAAATACCTACGGGATGAAATACATGGCTCTGAATGAACAGATGCAAGAAGCTATACAGGAAGATATAGCCGACACACGTTCAAAAAGAGAACGCATTGATGAGCAGATGGGTGCGTTAAAAGGTGCAGGTAGATTTGCAGGTGAAACTGCGGTAGAATCTATTCCCGGTGTTAGCGAAGGTATTGCAGTAAGAAATGTTTCTCGTGATTTAAAAGAAGGTGACTATACAGGTGCAGGCATTGAGGCTCTTGCTGGTTTGGCTGGTCTTGCCCCAGCAGGTGGTGATATAGTAGCAAAAGGTTTACGCAAGTTTAATAAAACACGTAAAGCCTATAAACTTTTTGTTAAAGGTGAAGATGATAAACTTTATCCCCTTTTTGTAGATGCAAATAAAGAAATAAAACAGGGTGAATTTTTAGAGGCTAATTTTCCAGATGTAGCTTTTAAAGGTAAAAGAAAAGCAGGTTCGCAAGAAAGTTTTTATGTGCCTACAAAGGGTGCAAAAAGAAGTAAAGGTGAAAAAGCAAAGGGTACAGGTGACTCTATAATTATTCCTAATGAGGCTACTCGTAAAAAATTAATAAATGAAGGTTTTATTACAGAACGTACTAAAAGAACAAAAGAAGCACCTTTTGGTAGAGTGACAGCAGTAGCAGCACGTCCGGGGTTTCATGCTAGTCAAGCACCTGTAGCCACACATTTAGGTCCACAAGATTTAAAAATAACAAAAAAAGAAGCAGATAAACTTATTGAGGCTGGTGTAACACCAGAGGCTATTAAACGTAGAGGCAAGCAGTTTTACGTAAAAAGACGAGCAGAAGACCAAGTATTTGCTGAAGTTGAAATGGCTGATGATATAGATTATCAGTCTATGTTGGCAAAAGAAGGAAGGTCAGACATTAATGACTATGTGCCTAAAGGCGGTAGCTATAGGTACTCTGACGGACAGGCTGACAGCGACCAGTGGGTTGTTGGTGGTGACATGAAAGTTAATAAAGTTTTATCTCGTGAGGAAACACGGGCTATACAAAAAGAAATGGGTGTAACAGATTTACCCTACAGAGATGAAGTAGAATCTATTTTAGGAAGAAAATTTGCAAAAGGCGGTATGGTAATGGATGACTATCTTGTAGCCAAAACAATTGACCAAACACAAGACTTTGCTAAAGGCGGCATGTCAAAACAAATGGAATTGTTTGAACCTGTAGAGGGTGCATTTGACGAAGGTGGCCTGATGCAAGAGGGCGGCACAGTTGACCCAGAGTCAGGTAACGAAGTGCCTGTAGGTTCTACACAAGAAGAAGTTCGTGACGATATCCCTGCCCAGCTTAGTGAGGGTGAGTTTGTATTTCCAGCAGATGTCGTAAGATACATTGGCCTTGAAAAACTAATGCAGATGCGACAAGAAGCAAAACGTGGTTTGAAAATGATGGACAAGATGGGTCAGATGGGTAACGCAGATGAAGCCACCGTTCCAGATGATATACCCTTTGATTTATCAGACCTTGACATGGAAGATGATGGTATTGAAGAATTTGCACAAGGTGGAGTTGTTGAAGCGCAGCAAGGAACTTTTATACCACCTACAGGTGTTAACTTTACACCGGGTGGGCAAAGACAATCTCAATATACTGCACCAGACTTTACTATTCCAGTAATGCCTCCAACGCAACCAATGCCACCAATGCCACCAATGCAACCACCTATCCAAGGACCAGAGCAGTCTCCTGTTCCTACATTTCCACAGTATGAAGTTCCCGGTATAGGTGACTTTTTAGGTGGTGCTGGAGGACAAGGTGGTGGCGCATCACAAGTTATAACAATTGTAAATACAGAAACTGGTGCAGAAAGACAAATTAACTTTATTCCGGGGGTAACGCAAATACCAGAAGGATTTGTTAGAAAAGAAGATTATACTCCTATTGAAAAACCTGTTACAGAAACTCTTCAAGCTATTCCTGATACACAAGAACAACAACAAGATGAATCTCCTGCTGACTCTGTACCTAGTACAACAGATGCAACGGGTGTTGCATATGATAGGGGTAAAATTAAAAATAAAGATTTAAAAACTGCTTTATCTGCTGCTGGATTTGCTCAAGTTAAAGATGTTGGTCCTGCCATTGCTGCTTTCTTTACTGGAAGCGCAACAGGTGTTCTTACACAAATGGGTAAAAAAGCAGGACAAGCAATGGGATACTTAGCTGGTAATAAACAACATGCAGGTGCTGTATTAGGTGGTGTGTTAGATGAGTTTAGAGGTGCTGGTGAATTTAGCATAGGGCAAAGTTCACTTGACCAGTTAAGTGACTTACAACAACAGCAAATAGCAGATACATTTAAATCTGTAACTGAACAAATGTCTGGTCTTTATACAAAAGAAGTTACTGATAAAGACGGAAATGTTGAAGTAAAAACTAAATCCCAATCGGAGATAATGGATTCTTTACGTGCGGAGGCAAATAGATTAACAAGTGCTGGTTATGATATTTCTACTACTTTTACTGATAGAAGAGGTAATACAAGAAATAAATCGCAGGTATCTCTTGAGCGTGACATTTCTACGGCATTAACTAGAGAAGCATTATCTAAACAACGCACGGAAAAAGCAAAAGATATAGGCCAAAGTAGGCGTGATGCGGCTAAAGCAATGGCAGCAGCACTTCCAGCAGGGTATAAAATTGATACTGAAGGTAAGACTGCTGCTGAAATTCGTAAAGAAGTTACTGAACAAAGAACTAAACAGAAACAAGACCAAGCAAGGGCTGCGAGAGAAGCTGCACAGAGAAGGGCGGAAGCTGCAAGAAGCGGTGATGATAGTGGAGTCCAAACGTCAGCAGCTGGACAAGCCCTTGCAGAAGCTGGTGGTTATAGCGTAGGCGATTCTACTTTTGGTGCATTAGCTAAAGGCGGCCTTGCCCAACAGATGAAGCAAAGTGGGTTAGCTTCTAAAAAATAATCCACATATCAATGGCTACCTAACCCCCCAACACTGGCTACGGTTAGCCCCATAAGGAGAAAAGAAATGGCTGAACAAGCTATTATGGCAGAAGAAATGCAACCAGAAAAAAAAGTTGCATTTGTAAGTAAACCGTATTCGCAAGAAGAACGGATTAAAAAAGAAGAAGCAGAACTGGAACAACTACTAAAAGAACAGCAAGGTGAAGTAGAAGAGCCAGAGCAAAAAGAAGAAGAGGAAGAACCTACAAGCGCAGAAGAGCGAACATTTAAAAAGCGTTATTCTGATTTACGTAGGCATCAGCAAAAACAGGCAGAAGAACTTAAAAAAGAAATAGAGAGTTTAAAAAGTCAACTATCTATTGCTGCACAAAAAGAGATGAAGTTGCCCAAGTCTGATGAAGACATTGAAGAGTGGGCTACAACTTATCCAGATGTAGCTGCTATTGTTGAAACAATTGCTATGAAAAAAGCACGTGAACAGTCAACCGCACTGGAAGAACGTATAAAAGCAATTGATGAAATGCAAATTTCTGCTACAAAAGAAAAGGCTGAAGCAGAGTTAATGAGACTTCATCCTGACTTTGGAGACATTCGTGATAGTGATGATTTTCATGCATGGGCTGAAGAACAACCTAAATGGGTGCAGAACGCACTGTATGAAAATGATAATGATGCAAGGTCTGCTGCTAGAGCAATTGACCTTTACAAAGTTGACAAAGGTATAACAAGTGAAAAGAAAACTAAGACGACTAAAGGTGCGGCTGAAGCGGTGTCTAGTAAAGGCTCAAGAAGCACACCTCAGACAAAAGAATCTTCCACTTATTTAAAAGAGTCGCAGGTTCAGGCAATGTCACCGCAAGAATACGAAAAGCACTCTGATGAGATAATGGAGGCTATTCGCAGTGGCAAGTTTATATATGATATATCAGGTTCTGCCAGATGACAGTGATATATAAACCGCAAAAGGACATAGAACTTTTTGCTCCGTTTGGACCTACGATGGGTTACTTTCGTATGCCAGACAAATTAGTAGAAAGTTTAAATAGTAAAATGTCTGATAAGTTAGAGGATTATTCTGATAACTTAGTTGGTAAGGTTAAAGAAGAACTGGCCTTTGATGAAGAAATCATAAAGATTGCTCAAGAAGGATTAGGCCAGTTTGTAGGAAAGTATCAAAACTATACTGAACATAGAAACTCTATGGGAGTAAAAATACTTGATACTGAAAACTTTAACTATGGATTACAAATAGTTTCTGGTTGGTTTGTGCGTCAGTTTGAAAATGAGTACAATCCATTACATATTCACACAGGCTCTAGGTTGTCTTGTGTTGGATATCTAAAATTACCAGAGGGAATAGAAGAGGAATGGGAAGAGGATTATAAAGACCATCATCCAGCAAACGGACATATTCAGTTTGCTAGTGGTACAGCATCTGGGTATACATGTACTAACTTTGTTGTTAAACCACAGGTTGGTGATTTTTATGTCTTTCCTTCTCAGCTATTTCATTGTGTTTATCCTTTCTATACGAAGGGAGAACGTAGGTCTTTTAGTATGAACATGAACTTTATTGAAATACCTAAAGAAAAAAGTGTTGACAAATAGTTATATATGTGTATAACTATAGTTAATCAAGAGTGTACGTTAAGCGCATGATGTACACTCAAAATGCAAACACACAGTTTTACGGATTACCTGAAGAGTTTGGCCTGACCCGTACAGTCACACCCAAGCAACGCAGCCTCTAATAGCTTACGTTTGTATCTGTTTACATAAAAACTACCAAATAAGGAGATGGTACTATGGCGTTTACAACCGCTAGTGGGTACGGTAATCTTCCTAACGGTAATTTTTCGCCTATCATTTACAGCAAACAGGTGCAACTTGCTTTCCGCAAGGCTGCTGTTGCTGAGGCAATCACCAATAACGACTACTTTGGTGAAATTGCACAGATGGGTGATTCCGTTAAGATTATCAAAGAACCCGAAATCACCGTCAAGGCTTATGCACGTGGTACAACAATCACACCGCAAGACCTTGATGATGAAGATTTCAACCTTACCATCGACAAAGCTAACTACTTTGCGTTTAAGGTTGATGACATTGAAGAGGCGCATAGCCACGTGAACTTCCAGCAATTGGCAAGTGACCGTGCTGCGTATCGTTTGGCTGACCAGTTTGACCAAGACGTTCTTGGTTATATGTGTGGCTTTAAACAGTCTGCAATTCATGGTGTAGCAGATACTGCCAATACAACCGTAAATGGTTCAAAGGCAATTTCTACTGCAGGTTCTAATGAACTGCTAACTGAAATGCAAGTTGATGCTAATGACTTTGGCGGCTCTGCCAACAATGGTATTGGTATTCAGCCACGCTTACCGGGTGCATCTGCTGTACCGGGGTCAGGCAACGCTAACCCAACCATGATTATTGCTCGTATGGCTCGTAAGCTGGACCAGCAAAATGTGGATACCCAAGGCCGTTGGCTTGTAGTCAATCCTGTATTCCTAGAAATCTTGAAGGATGAAGATTCAAAACTTCTGAACCAAGACTACGGTGAGTCAGGTGGACTTCGTAACGGACTTGTCGTTAATAACCTGCACGGCTTCCAAGTGTATGTTTCTAACAACCTTCCTGAAATTG